CATAGCTGACAGGATTGCTTCTCGTTGTTCAGGGGATAGATTTGCAAGCATTTTTATGATTGTTTCCTTGTTGGTTGATTGTTTGGTTGTTGGTTGTGGAGATGATGGTTTCTTGGCGGCTTGTTTTGCCTGAAGTTGCTGGAGTTGTAGCATTTCATGGACGATTATGTGCTCTTGATAATCAAGTGACTGGTATGATTTACTGGCGGTTTCCCATTGAAGTTGAAGTGCTTTGTAATGAGAAGTTATTTCGTCGAGTTGATTTTTGATGATGGTTAATTGCGGATATTGGGCTATTTTTAGTTCTTGGCTTTGTTTTTTGATGCAAGTAAGGCATTTGCTGGTGTAATCAAAGGAATGTATTTTGGGAATCTTCGAGAGAATGTGGTTTGTTAAGTTTTGGTCATATTGCTGGTTGCAGAGGGGGCAAATTTCTGGCATGGTTGGCTCCTTTAAATGAGTTGAGGTTTATTAACTAATAAATCAAAAGAATCATTGATAGGCGGATAATTGTCAATAATTCTTTTAGTTTATTAGTCCCCCCTTAGAGGTTTGAGATTATGCCTGTGAGGGCGTAGAGTATGGGGATGATGATGAAGATGACGATGCCTGAATAAAGGTGTTTCATGGGGGTTAGGTCCTTGTTGGTTGATGGTTTGGGTTGCCAGATTGAACTGATGGTTAGGTGCTTGTGGGCTTTGGCGCAATGGTGACAGCAGTTGATGAGGTTGAGGTTATGGTCGCTGATGAGGCTATTTCAATATGTACTATTTGTTGCTTTGTGGCAATAATGGCAGGTTGGCATGGTTGGCTTCTTTTGGTTGATTTTTGAATTGGCGTAACATTTTGATGAGTAAATCCATTTTAATGAATAATAAGTTCATTTCAGTTATAATTTCTTCAGTGTTTCGTGTTTGTTTCATTTTTGGTTGGTTCCTTTTGATGCTCGGTCGAGGATTTGGTTGGTTGACTGGGCTGAATGAAATTGAATGAGGGCATTTAGTCGCAGATTCCAGTCTTTCGTAGGTTCGTCCCATTGGCTCATTCGGAGCCTGTAATTAAATTCTGAATAACCTTTGATTTTTTCTATTTCTTGTTTTTGTTTGCGATGGGTGTAAAGTTGGTTTGATGTCATGATGGTTGACTCCTTTTATGCGGTGAATTTGGCTAACCAGTTGATGAGTGATGTTTCGTTGAAAGTTACTATTGGTTGTGAAGTTATTTTGTACCAGATTGATGTTTCTGGCATTTTGGTTTCAATGCGGATATTGATAGGTTTTAACTTGATTCGATATGAGTGTTTGTTGTGGTTGATTTTGTAGTTGCCATATGGGTCGAGTTTAAAGCCGGCTGATTCGATTAGGTTTTTGATGTTGTTTAGTTTGATGGATTTTTGTTTTGGTGTCATGATGGTTCCTCTTGTTGAGTTATGGTGCATGGTGGCCCTTATATAGTGTGCTGGTTTATGTGTGCCGTGTAAAAAAGGGTTATGATGGACGGTAACATAATGATAATAGTCCGTCAAGGGAAAAAATGATGGTAAATGGTATTTTTTAGTGTTCGGCCAGGAATAGCGCTGAATGGCCCGTGACGGGGTTGTGGTGTTTTTGTGGCTGGCTGGTACGGAAATGGTATGGAAAGAACGCGGCGGTGCGGTTTTGTGTGTTTTTTGGCTTATGCCGCCCGCCTTGATTCGTTTGTGATGCTGTTTTAATCAAGGCGAGCGAGTTTGACTGGTTTAGCTGGTTGATTGGTTGACTGGCTTAGTCTGGTTAGTCAAGGTTTTTCCATTCGGGTGGCGGGCTAAAGTCTGTTACGGATGATATGGTTGATTCGGTTATATTCGGGTCATGAAATTCTGATGGTTTGACTCGGTTGAAGGTTGCGTTTATTTGATTGTTTAAGAGAGTTTCTTGGGCTGCTTGGGCTGCTTGGGCTGCTTGGATGGCTTCTTGTTTAACTTGGTTGAAGATTCTTTCTTGGTTAAGTTCGATTGCAATTTGCTCGGGTGTTTTAGTTGGTTTTTGGGAGATTTGTGGCAATGGAGCGAGTTGCTGGTTTTGCCGGTTTTGCTTGGAGGAATTTTGGTTGAGGTTTGCACGGGAATGAAAGATTTCTTGGAGTAGTTCTGGGTTGATGTCGTGTGGAGTGTTGTTAATGTGTTCTGACTTCGCGATGTAATCATTAAAGATGGCTCTGATGAGTTCGGCTGGTGTTGTTAGTTGCCAGGCTGGTTCGAGTATGCGAATTGCTCGCAGGCCACGGGCAAGGTGATAGTCGGAAATGCGAAAACTTACGGTTGGATTTGACATGGTGATGGCTCCTTAATGAGGGTTGATGTTGGTTAAGGTTGAGAGGGTGAAATTGCTGGTTAGGTTTGGAATGGTGATGGCCTCCTGATAAGTGGGGTTGATTGATGAGTTGAGGTTAATTGCCGAGGTGTTAGCGATAGTTTACCCGGTTTATTGGGGGTTTGCAAGGGTTTATAGTGGGTTTGCAAGAATTTTGTTTGCTGGGGGTTTGCATGGTTTACAGTGGGTGTTTGCATGGTTTACAGTCAAGGTTTACAGTCAGGGTTTACAGAGGTAAATGGTTGATATTGTTGGGGGAAAATAAATATTTACTTGGGTTTACGGGGTTTATTTGTAAACCCTACCCCCTTCGAGGTGTAAACCCTTTAAGATAAAAAAAAAATTAATAATATCAAGGACTTAGCTTTTCAGCCTCTTTTTGGGAAGGGGGTGGGGTTTACTTGTAAACCGAGTAAATATTGTAAACAATGGCTTAAATACCTGATATTATTACCTTTATTTTGTTTACTCCCCCCTGTTTACCCTGTTTACTTGTTAGCCTGTTTACATAATGCAAACGAGCTAACTATCTGATATTGTGATGTTTATTTTGTTTACCCTGTTTACATTGCTTACAAATAAGAAAAAAGCCATAAAAAGCCCGTCACGCCATGACCGCCTTTAACCATATGCTGATAGTACCATAAGGATAAAAACAGCATAACAGGGCTTTTGTGGCCGTTTTTGATGGTATTCAAGGTGAACGGGGCGGGGTGAACAAACAGGGCGGTCAAACAGGGCGGTCAAATAGTTTAATCACTTAAAACTATTCAAGGCGCTTAAACGTAAAAAGCCCGATACAGTTATTTCTAACCATATCGGGCGAAGTTAAGGTTGTACTTGAAGGTTACGCTTGAAGTTTCGCCAATAATTCGGCGATTTTTTCAGGTGAAAGTTTTGACAAAGCGTCAATAGCCTTGTCTTCGTTGCTTTTGGCCGTTTCTGGACGATCAACAATTTTCCAAACCATTTCTTCAAGGTTTGCAAGCCCAAGATCCTCATTCCATGATTCGGTTTTCTTGCATGACTTGAAGCAAGCCCGTACTTCAATAATTGCTTTCTGCAATCCTTTTTGAATCAGGGGAAAAGTAAAGTCATTTTCTTCTGCCCAAGCGAGCAGGGCTTCCTTATCCTCAAATTGCTTGTCAGACGGAAACAAGCCTTGTGGCAGTGGATGCGTGTAATCTGTACCATTGACAGGAGTGAGAATTTCTTGTTTTTCCAATTGAGTGTAAATTGATTCGGCCATGATAAATCTCCTTATAAAGAAAGAATGTTGAGTGGCTCGAAAACGATTTTCAAGCCTATGTGAATAGTTTAATAACTTGTTCAGGTTATGTCAAGAAGAAAATTGATTTCAGTTTCAGCCTTCAAGGTTGGTTATCTGCTTACAGTTTTCTTCCTGATAATTCTAATATACTGCCTTGTTTATTTTCTGTCAAGTTTTATTTTGAGATAGTTTCAATCAATTAAAGTGTGTCGATTGATTATAGTTTTCTCTTTGATTGTTTATATATTAGTAAACTGTTTTTGTTTTGTCAAGTTTTATTTTTGAAATAGTTTTATGGTTGATTCTGTTGATTGATTTTTTCCAGTTGTTCTGGTGGTCAGGTGTTTTGTTTTGCCTTTGTTTTGTGCGGATGCTCATAGGACGGGAACAATTTTCTTTTTTGTGGAACTGCCTCCAGGGCGATGCCTCGGTTCGCTGGTGTCAGATAAGGGTTTCACGTATGAGTTGGACAGTGGCGAAAATGTCAAATGCTGGCAAAAGGGAACCTTTGCTGCATTAAAAACTCCTTGCAAGCTAAGCAAAAAGTGTTATCATGACATAGAACATTTTTATTGTGCGCGGCCTAGACAAAAAACTAAACAAAAACCATGCTCAGTCAGACTAAACCATGCTCAAAGAACTCCGAACCCAGCATCGAACCATCATTCAGATGGCTTTCAATGGCTATCGCAACAAAGACATCGCCGAGCGCATGGAAATGAGCGACTGCACAGTCTCCCAAATCATCCGCTCACCTCTTGGCCAGGCATACCTCAAAGGAATGCAAGACAAGGCCCAGGAAGCAACACTGGACGTGCGTAAAAAACTCATCACATTAAACGCCAGCGCCCTGGGCGTCCTTGAGCGCGTAATGAACCCAGCTGAAAAAGCACCTCACAGCGTCCAGCTCACTGCCGCGAAAGATGTCCTCGACCGATCAGGCTACAAGGCACCAGACAGACTTCATGTCGATATGACCTTGCAAACCAAAACCGACCAAGAAATCGACGCTGAAATCAATGCCATGCAGCAAAGCATCGCCAAAACATATACGCAAAGCCCGAACCAAGTCACGACTGGCATAACTCTACACCAGTCCCAGCCATCAAACCAGCCAAACATAGCACAAAATGAGTTTGATCCGTTCACTGATGAACACCAAGACGCGGGACTGGAAACTGATCAAGACCTATCAACTGATCAAGACTTAGCCTATTTAAATGATACATTCGAGTTCCCTGAAGACTCCCAGTTCTCTGAAGAATCCTTACTACTAAGCAAAATACCAACAAACATTTTTCAGTCAAATTAACCGCCCAAGCATAGCAACCATACGAATGGGGAGCGAAGCGACCCCCTGATCTGGTCCAGGACATACAACCAAATGCAAGAGCTTAGTCAAAATATTATTCCATCAGCCGATCAAATTGCAGCAGACATATCTATGCTCAATCGTGACCAGAAGGAACAATATCTTAAACTCTTGAAAGAAAAAGCAACTCGCATCAAACAAAACCGTATCATCCAATACTATCCAGAGGCTGGGCCACTCAGTCGCCATAACTATACAAAGCACATGGCATTCTTTGCAGCTGGAGCAACCTTTCCTGAGCGTTGCATCATGGCTGCAAATCGAATTGGGAAGTCGGAAGGAATTGGCGCATACGAAATGACTTTACATCTTACTGGCCGCTACCCTGATTGGTGGGTCGGTAAGAGATTCACACAACCAATAACTGCATGGGCTTGTGGAACAACATCAACAACTGCCCGGGACATTGTCCAGTTCAAACTTGTTGGAACTCCTGAAGAGCATGGAACTGGTCTCATACCTGAAAAATACATCATCAAAACAACTCCTCGAGCTGGTGGTGTTCCAAATGCCATAGACACAATTCTTGTCCAGCATATATCAGGCGGCTTTTCACGATGCAAAATCAAATCATATGCTGAAGGCCGCAAATCTTTTGAAGGAACTGAGCAAGACATTATTTGGCTCGATGAAGAATGTCCTCTCGACATTTATACAGAATGCTTGACCAGAACCATGACAACCAACGGTCTAATCATGCTAACCTTCACGCCACTTGCTGGACTTACTGAAACAGTCCTCCAGTTTATGCCTGAAGGAAAGATTCAAGAGCATCAAGAAGGTTCACGTTTTCTTATTCAAGCAACTTGGGATGATGCACCACATCTCACATCAGAACAAAAAGAGAAGCTCTTTGCTGCTTTGCCACCACATCAACGAGAAGCTCGATCAAAAGGAGTTCCTCAACTTGGCTCAGGTGCAATCTTTCCAAATTCTTGAATCAAACATTACCGTGGCAGATTTCCCTATTCCAGACCATTGGTTACGTGCTTATGCTCTTGATGTCGGCTGGAAGAAAACTGCCTGCCTTTGGGCAACAACCGATCCAACAAGCAACATCACTTTCCTTTATTCTGAATATTATCAAGGTCAAGCAGAGCCAGTAATTCATGCTGAGGGCATCAAAGCTCGTGGATTTTGGATTCCAGGCGTAATAGATAGCGCTGCACATGGCAGATCACAAGAAGATGGTAAACAACTCTTTGAAATTTACCAGACCTTGGGCTTAGACATTACGAATGCTAACAAATCAGTCGAATCAGGTTTATATAAAGTTTGGCAAATGCTCGCAACAAACAAACTCAAAGTCTTTGGATCACTTGTCAACTGGTTCTCTGAATTTCGCATCTATCGTCGGGATGAGCATGGGTCAATTGTCAAAGACCGTGACCACCTGATGGACTGCACTCGTTACTTAATTATGTCCGGCCTTGACCGAGCAATCGCAACTCCATATTGGGAACATATGGCCTGGGAAGACAGCGAAATCTATAACGAATCAGAAACTAACTACATTACAGGATATTAGGAAAACAAACAATGCCAATGATACCACCTTACGAATCCCCTGATTTCGACCAGACGCGCAACGCGCGGCTGGGCGCCCCAGGAACACTGCCCAATCAAATGCCCGATCAAGAAATGGCAGATATTTCTGGAACGCCACCAGTTTGGGCATCTGAGCAACCAGTTGAAGAAATTCTCAGCGAGCAATCAGCCCAGTCAACTGAACCAGCTGAGCCAGATCAATATCTTATTAAGGCAATCGAAAAAGAAATTCTTCGTGCCGAGGCATTAGTTCTTGTAACTAATATTGCCGATAAACAATCGCCTGAAACTATTGCTGACATAACAACTAAGTCGATCGAAGGATATAAGATTGACTTAGCCAGTCGTGCTGAATGGGAAGAATTGAATAAACAAATTATTGATCTTGCAAAACTTCAGGTAAAGAAAAAGATTTATGCTGGTGAAGTCGTAGCAAATGTAAAATATCCACTGATCATTAATTCTTGTATGCAGTTTGCTTCACGAGCATATCCAGAACTTATCAAGGGCAATAATGTAGTTCGAGGTAAAGTTATTGGTGATGATCCTACTGGGAAGAAACTTGAAAAAGCCCAGCGCATCAGCGAATTTATGTCATTTCAGCTTCTTTCACATATGGAAAATTGGGAAGAAGGTGTAGATCAATTACTATTTACACTGCCCGCGATTGGTTGTGCTTTTAAGAAGAGTTATTTTGATAGTATTGAGCGAAAGAATGTATCAAGTTTGGTTTTTGCTGACGATTTAGTAGTAAATTATTTCGCTGAATCTCTTGAACGAGCACCACGAGTTACGCATAAAATCTACCTATACCATAATGAAATTGTTGAGCGAATAACTTCAGGGACATTTATCAAATTTGATATTGCTTCACTTGGTCAAGCAACATCTGATAAAACTTCTGACACTGATGAAGAGACGCCACATCTATTTCTTGAGCAGCATCGCTGGTATGATCTTGATAATGATGGTTATCAGGAACCCTATATTGTAACAATTCATGCAGAAACAGAAAAACTTGTTAGAATTTCCCCCCGATGGGCTTCTGATGGAGTAATTAGAACAAATACTGCTCAAGGCGTTCAAGATCCTGAAGGAGCAATCGTTAAGATTATTCCTGAGCAGTATTTTACACGATATTTGTTTATGCCCGCTGTTGATGGTGGATTTTATGGGATGGGTTTTGGCAGCTTGCTGATGAGCACAAATTCAGCCATAAATACCTTGCTAAATCAGTTGATTGATGCAGGAACACTGAGCAATAGGCAGTCAGGATTTCTTGGTAGAGGATTAAAACTTGGTCGTGGTAAAGCAATTCAACTGAAATCTGGCGAGTGGAAACCAGTTGATGTTACTGGGGATGATCTGAGGAAGAATGTTTTTCCAATGCCAATCAGGGATCCGAGTACAACATTGTTTCAATTGCTTGGTTTGTTGATTGAGAGCGGCAAAGAACTTGCTGGAATGACTGATATTTTAGCAGGAAATTCTCCAGGTGCAAATGTTCCTGCAGAAAGTGTTCTTGCACTGATTGAACAGGGACTGCAAGTTTATTCAGCTGTACATAAGCGGATTCATCGGGCGCAGTATAAAGAGTTTAAGAAGATCAAGAGGTTAAATGCCTTATATCTTGATCAAATGACTTATGGTCTTGTGCTGGACGATCAGCAAGCTATTGTTCAGGCAGATTTTTCCAGTTCTGATTTTGATAT